ACCGGGTGAAGTTGCCGGGGATGAAGCAGAGGTTCAAGCGGTCGACGGGCGAAACTACGTTGGCGGCGGCGATCGTGCAAGCGAAAGTGATCCGTCGGCAGTTGCTGGAGGATGGGCAGGCGCGGACTTCGATGAAGCGGCCGGGCTATGCAACGGTGGGGGATGTGTTGGGGGTGTGGATGGAGCGTTCGCGGGCGTCGACGCGGAAGAATAATGCGTCGGCGTTGCGGAAGTGGGTGCGTTCGTTTGTGAATGGGGAGGAGGATGGGGTGTCTATGACACGGCTGACGGCGGAGGCGTTTGAGCGTTACTTGCAAAAGTGGCCGGGGTCGCCGCAGGGGCGGGAGTCTACCTGGCGGCAGATCCGGGCGGTGTTTGCGGATGAGCCGATGCGTTGGTATAAGCAGGCGGGGTTGGTGTTGCCGGAGATGGAGGATTTCCGGGCGGTGCGGGGGAAGTCGAAGGCGCGGGAGGAGTTTTATGAGGGGTATGTGCCGATGCCGGTGGAGGTGTTGGCGAAGATGGATGCGGGGGCGGAGAAGCTGCGGACGTCGGCGAACCTGGAGGAGCGGAAGGTGTGGGCGGTGTATGCTCTGATGCGGTGGTGTGGGCTGCGGAATATCGAGGTGGCGGCGCTTCGCTGGGAGTGGTTGGTGCGGGGGCAGCGGGGGTATTTGTGGAAGTTTGAGCGTTACCAGGATGAGGCGGGGCAATGGCAGATGCCGAAGGGTCGGCCGGGGCAGGTGCCGGTGCGGACGCGGTTGATCGGGCAGTTGCGGTGGGCGTTGAAGACTAAGCGGTCGGGGTTTGTCATTCCGCGGGCGCATAAGACGGAGGCGGAGGTGCTGACGGAGCGGCGGATCAATGGGTTTGTGCGGCCGTTTGTGCCGGAGCGGACGAAGGGGGCGTATGAGTTGCGGAAGCAGTTCGGCGCGGAGGTGGCGCAGAGGGATGGGATCGAGGTGGCGAGTCGGGTGCTGCGTCACGTGGATATTAAGACGACATGGAAACATTATCACGCGTTGCTCAACGAGCCGGCGCCGCTTTAATCGCGGCGCTGTTGGTCGGGTGTGCGTCGGGGCCGCGGCCGCCGACGGTGGTGGCGTCGTTGCCGGAGCCGATCGTGACGGGGGTGATGATTCAGTCGATCCCGCGGGGGGCTTGGATCGAGGTGGATGGGGGTTATGTGGGGACGGCGCCGGTGGTGGTGGCGGTGGAGGTGAATTCGCTGCACAAGCCGCGGCGGGTGGTGCGGATCAGGGCGACGGATGTGGGGTCGGGGGCGTTTGAGGAGAAGCGGTTCTACGGGGCGCCGATGCCGGATAAGGTGCTCTTTGATTTGCGGCCGTGGATCAAGCGGCCGGAGGTGTTGACGTTTTAAGTTCGCGGTCGGTAGGGTGGCGCTATGAAAGCGCACTATCTTGCGTGGTTCTTGGTTGTTGGGTGGTGGGTATCGGTGTGGGGACAGGGGCAGGTGGATGTGGTGGTGGGGTTGGAGCGGGCGGAGGAGCCGGGCGGGCCTTGGGTGGCGGTGCCGATCGAAGCGGGGATGTTGCACGGGGGCCGAGTGAATGCGGGGCGGGTGACGAATGATAAGGGGTTTTATCGGTTGTCGGGGGAGTTGATTCCGGTGGCGTCGCCGACGCCTACGCCGACGCCTTCACCGACGCCGGCGCCGGTGTTGCCGGTGTTTGATGGGGTGACGGTGCCGGGTGGTTCGCAGTCGTCGTGGTTCGGGACGGGATGGATGAATGGGTTTGTCATAACGCGGCATGAGGTGACGGGTGCGCAGTGGGAGGCGGTGCGGACGTGGGCGGTGGCGAATGGTTATGATCTGGCGGGTGCGGGCGCGTGGTCGGGTCCGCAGTTTCCGGTGGCGGGAATCACCTGGTATGAGGCGGTGAAGTGGTGCAATGCGTTGTCGGAGTGGGCGGGTTTGTCCCCGGTGTATGCGGTGGGCGGTGCGGTGTATCGTTCGGGGGTGCGTGATGATGTGGCGATGGTGGGCGGGACGGGGTGGCGTTTGCCTTCGGAGCGGGAGTGGGAGTGGGCAGCTCGAGGTGCGACGTTGAGCGGGGGATATACTTATGCGGGCTCGAATAATGCGGATGCGGTGGCCTGGTATGACCAGAACGCGGGGTCAGCGCAACGGGTGGGGACGAAGTTGGGCAATGAGCTCGGCCTTTATGACATGAGCGGGAATGTGGCGGAGTGGTGCTCTGACTTGGCTACGCCGGGGATGACGCCGCGGCGGTTCCGGGGCGGTGCGTATGGGACGCTGGGGGAACTTTCGGTGCGGACGACGCGGCGCGGTGAGCAACCGCCGGCGGCGGTGAATGCGTGGATGGGGCTTCGCCTGGCGAAGTGGAATTAGCCGTGCGAGGGTGATGCGATGATGGCTTGGCAGAACATGGTGCTTCTCGGGGCGATCGTGGGGGCGTTTTTGTTTGGGATGTATCGTGAGAAGGTGACGTGGCGGACGTCGTTGTGGTTTATCGGCGCCGTCGTCGCCTTGGCGTGGGCCGATGGGCGCTATGCAGTGGAAGCGCCGGATGAGCGGGATCGGGCGGTCATCGTGGATACTTGGACCGGGCGGAAGGTGGGGCTGTTGTTTGATGCGTCACGGGATAACCCGGAAGAACCGGATAGGGACCTGCGGTAACGGATCGGGGTGGCAGGATGACGGCCTCGAGCAGACAGTGCTGCCAGACGGGCCGGTCGATCAGGTAACGGTGCCAGTAGTGCGGTGGCTCGAGCTGGTAGGCGGCGTCGTAGCCGTGGTCGCGGAGCATAGCGGCGAGGCGCCGGGCTTCGTCACTGCTGCAATCTGTGCCGATGTGGGTCTCGTTGAATCGGAGGGGGCGCATTTCAGAACCATGAACCGGGCCATGGTCCGCGAATGATATTGCCTTCTGAATACTCGGAAGACAATATTAGATTCCCGCATCGTCGGCAGCGCGGGCAGTGGGGTTTTCTAGGTGCGTGAGCGGATATTTGACGACTTTGCGGTCTCGGATGGTGGTGCGGGTCACTTCCCGGATGTAGCCGGCTTTGACGGCTTGCTCGATGGCTTCCCTGGCGTAGCCGCCGCGGGTGAGTTCGCTGGCGGTGGCAAGTTTACGCAGCTCGGCATCGACGGAGACCGGGATGCTGGTGCTGATGGACACGGAATCTTTGCCGACGCCGTGGCCCTTTTTCGTGCGTTTCATGGGGTCAATTTAGCAGGGGGAAAATATTCTACAACTTTTTCTTGTGTTTCTCACGAGAAACGTGAGAAATAGGGAGAACGCCCCATGGAAAAGTTGATCCCACTCACAGTCACATTGCCGGCGGCGGTCTTCGATGAAATCGAAGAACATGCGCGAAGCCTGTATTTAAGCCGCTCCGCGGTCGTCCGGCGTCTCATTATCGAACATCTCACGCGTCGCAAATGCGAAGCGAGTGCAGTGGAAAGCGAGGCCGCGGAATGAGCGATTCAAGCGTGCTTTTGTTTTTGCTGTTCTGGTTTTTGGTCGGCACGGCGGGCTTTGTCTACGAGCTGAACAAGCATTTGCGGAGGGCTCGGCGATGAGCCTGGCCGCGACGATGTTCCGAGTCGAGCGCGGCCGTTTTTCGGCGGAGATCCGCACGGCGCCGCGGGCGACCGTGGCCCCGATGTTGCGCCGGTGGATGGTCATGGCGTTCTGCCCGATGACCGGGCCTTGGCGCCAGCTGGTGCATGCCGAGTCGGCCGCCGGCGCCATCGTCAAATACTGCGCGGAGCACGATTTGTCCCCAGACCAATGCCAGGCGGTGCCGGACTGACGGCCCCGCCCTTTTTCTTTTTTTGTATGTCAAATTCCAAGGATCAAACAAACAAGGCTCCGGAGTTGCCGGTGTGCTACAGCGTGGCGGAAGTGTGCCGGCGGACCGGATTGGGCCGCACCACGGTCAGCCAGGCATTGAGTCGGGGCGATCTGGAGCATTACCGGATTGGCTCGAGGGCATTGATCCCGGCTGGCGCTGTCGTAGCGTGGCTGGAGAGGCATCGTGTGGCTCGCCGTCCTGCTTTGCGCGTGGCATGACCAAGTCAGCTGGCAGCCTTATCGAAGCCGCCGCCGAGGCCCATGCGTCGGCCCCCGTCCTTTCTTTTTTTGAGGAAGTCGAAAGAGGTGAGATGGAGCTGGCTGCCGCAGGTGAGTTCACCGGCGAGCGGTTGTTCCGTGATCGGCCGGAGATTTACCAGGCTATCGTCCGCATGACGGCCGAGGGGCTCAGCATCAGTGCGACCGCTCGGGCGCTTCGGGTCTCTCGCAATACAGTGTGCGCAGTCAGAGAGAGGGAAGCTGTTCCTATAGAGCAGGAGAAAAAGGAAGTATTGAACCTGTTACGCAAGGGCATGCGACTCGGAGCCGAGCGCACCCTCGAGCTTTTGCCTGAGACCAAGTCAGCCAAGGACGCTGCATTGGTCACGGCCATCATGGCGGACAAGCACCAGCTGCTGTCCGGTGAGGCGACCAGCCGGATCGAGCGAGTGGAAGCGAGGCCAGACCAGGTGCGTCAATACCTGGACAGTCTGCCGGTCATCGAGGCGGAGATCGTCGATGGTGAGGTTTTAACCGGTATTGCCGACCGAATCCCCGGACAAAAGGGGACCGACGCCCCGGCCGCGGCGCCTCTGTTGCCGGCGCCTTCGTCTGATATAGGATCAGATGATGCAGGGGTCGCTATCAGTGTAGACGCGCAGACTCGGGCCACTCCGCGGGCCACGCAGGTCGATGACACCCCCCCACCCAGGGGGGGAGGGGGTCATGGCAGTCAGTATCCCCAACCCCAAGGCATTGATCCAGAAAAACAGAATTTTGGCCAAAGGGCCAAGGCGCGACCGGCCGGTCTTGGGGGACGGCCGGCGCGTCAAACTCCATGCAAACGCACACCACCGAAAAAGAAGGGCTCCTCACCGAAGGAGCGGACTACAGCAAAAAAGAAGGGGGGCTCCGCGTGCTGACAAGAACCGGAGTCAACAAGGTCGCAGAAATGCTGCGCCAGCGCCGGCAGCAGGCCCAGCAGCCGCCCGCGGAGCCGGAGAGTGTGCCGGTAGCGGAGCCCGAAAAAAAAGAAGAGTGGCGGCCGGGCGAGGCCAGCGCCGCGCCCGCGGGCCCGATCATGGCCACGGCCCTGCGCTGCCGCAACCTTCCCAACCGCAAACGCCTCTCCTGCACCATCAACGGCCACGACCACGTTGTCCTGGTTCGCGACACCGGCTTCTACCGCCAAGGCGAGACCTTCGAGGTCCGCCTCAACGACTACGGCGAATACGAAGCCGCCGTCCACCGCAGCCAGCCCCGCTTCCGATGAACAATTTCAACCAACCCGAATGGTGCTGCCTGTGCCCGCGGCGAGCCGGATTCCACACCGACATCGGCTACCTCTGCTCCGGCTGCTTCTACCAAACCCAACGCCTCATGGTCTGGCTCCTCGAGACCCTCGGCTGGCGCCCCATGGACAAACACGAAAGGCACGAACATGACCACAAATGCCATTGATCTAAACGCCCCCGACATCGGCTCCGGCGCCGTCTTCATGACCTACGAGGCCCCCAAGCCCCGCCGCAAAGCCCCCGACGTGCTCCGCGAGACCGACGGCCGCCGCCAGCTCGTCGGCTACCTCGGCTGGCGCACCATCCTCACCCGCCTCGCCGCCCGCCGTCCGTGAAAAAAATGAACCGCCGCACCCTCGAGATCGAACCCGGCACCATCGGCTACGTCCACTTCGACTGCGCCGCCATGAACCGCGCCCTCAATGCCTGGGCCAAACGCCGCGGCATCACCTGGGACAGCCCCTTCCGCCGCCCCCTCGACTTTGGCTCCAAAAAGAAAACCCGCCCCCAATGAGAATCCGCACCATCAAACCCGAATTCTGGCAGCACCCCGTCATGTCCCGCCTGCCCTACGACACCCGCATTCTTGCGCTCGGCCTGCTAAATCTCGCCGACGACGAAGGCTACTTCAGCGCCGACACCGACTACATCCGCGGCGCCGTCCTCTTCCGCGAAGATTCGTCGAACGTTCGACGAATGCTCGACGAGCTTTCGCGCAGCGAGTGGATCACCCTCGGCGGCGCCCCCGAACGCCCCATCGGCCGCGTCGTCAACTTCCGCAAACACCAACGCGTCGACCGTCCGCAACCCTCTCGCCTCAAGCAATATGCGCTCGACGAATCTTCGACGAACGATCGACGACCCCTCGACGACCATTCGACGCAGGATCAGGGAACAGGGAAAGGAAAGGATACCCCTATAGTCCCCGCAAGCGGGGACGAGCCAGCCGACGAAAAGCCCGAGCAAAAAGACGAGATTCTTCTCCGAGCCATGGCGCTTTTCCGCATGCGCCCGACCACCCCGCTCGACCGATCCCAGCGCCGGGCGTGGTTGAACAACTGGCAAGCCGTCGCTTCCACGGACCACATCTACGAATGGCCGCTCCTCGAAGCCTACTACGCCGCCGACATCCCCGCCCGCGACGACATCCGCCGCCGCGATCTCGCCACCCTCCTCAACAACTGGTCCGGCGAATTGACCCGCGCCCGCCGCTGGTCCGAGCAAACCGGCTGGCACCCCCAAAATTCCGAAAAAAAAGAAGAAGGGGGCGCCCCGCCCGACGACCTCTGGCGTGAGGTCCTCCACGCCCTCTACCCCGACTCCGACCCCGCCGTCTACCGCACCTGGTCCCAAGTCCCCGACAGCCTTCGCGCCGAGATCGAGGCCGCCCTCCTTCTCGCCGCATCCGACACCGACACCACCACCACCCCATGAGCATCGCCGCCGCCTACCTCACCCTCATCGGCCTCATCGCCCTCATCCTCCTCGTCATGTTCGACGACGACAACGACCCCCGCTTCCCGTGAGCCGCGCCATTACCACCGCCTTCCGCATGTGCAGCCGCAAAGTCCGGTATCACACCGCTGCCGACGCCCACCGCGACCAGCCCGGCATGCGCCATTACCACTGCCCCATCTGCGGCGGATGGCACGCCAGCTCCCCCGCCTGGCACAAACTCCGCGCCTACAAACGCCTCAAGCGCCGCATCCAGGAAGCCATCTGGTTCAACCCCATACCTTTGCCCCTGACCCATGGTGCCGCGGGAGATCCGCGGACGGGCCGTGCGAATAGTTCACGCCCCATGAAACAGGCGGGGGCAACCCCTCTATGACAAACAAAACCCGCACACAACTCCGCACCGGCCTCCTCATCCTGGCCGCGTTCGCCACCTACACCGCCCTCGGCCTCCTCCTCATCCTGCGATGAACACCACCAGCCACACCTACACCGTCGGCCGCGTCACCCTCACGCCCTACGGCAAATATCCCCTCGAAGTCGGCCCCGCCCCCACGAGCATCCAGCTCGCCGAGCTGTATGACAAAGCCGCCCAGCGCATCGCCAAACTCGAACGCGCCCTCCACCTCTGCGCCCCGCTAACGAAACGCGCCCAGCAAGCCCGCAGCGAAGCCCTCGACCCCGACTTGCAATGATCCCGAGCCCCAAAACCAAACTCCGCCGCGCCGAGCCCTACAACGCCGGTCCCGCCCGCAAGCGCAAATGGTCCAAGAACACCCTGCTTGGCCGTCCATTGCGCCGCAAAGACAGCGGCACCCGCGCCACCAACTTCCGCGGCCGCGCCCACGTCAAACGCCTCCGCCTCCGCAAACTCCAACGCACCGCCCGCCGCCGCTCCCGGCCATGAACACCCCGCAAACCGACAAAGCCGCCTTGCACGACGGCACCGTCGTCTCCGCCGAATTCGCCCGCGAACTCGAGCGCGAACGGGAAGCCTACAAACAGCTGGCCGTCAAGCATGCCCACGACCGAGAACACCTCCGCGACCAACTCGAACGCTGGCGCGAACTCGCCGCCTTCCTTGCCGCGTGCCTCCGCGATTGCGGCACCATCGACAGCCACGCCTGGCATAGCCGCGGCACCGCCCTCGAATCATACGAGCGTTTGAAATCCAACGGCACCGCCTCTGACCTCTGAAATCTCAAATCTGAAATTTCAAATCTCCAATCCCTGATCCCATGACCTCCGACCCATCCCAAATCCCGCTCTGGTCCCACGAAGCCGAAGCCTCCCTCATCAGCTCCGTCCTCAATGGCGGCCAGCCCACCCTCGACGCCGCCCTCGAGCTCGTCCAGGACGACTGGTTCTTCGCCCCGGTGAATAAAACCGCCTGGCTCCTCCTCAAAGACATCGCCCACAAACGCCAACCCCTCGACCTCCTCACCTACACCGAGGCCTGGCGCCAATCCGGCGAGCTGCAAAAGATCGAAGGCGGCCCCGGCTACATCACCAGCGAATACACCCGCATCGCCGGCAACCTCACCCATTGGGCCGACCAACTCCGCGACTACTGGCGCCGCCGCGAGATCCACCGCATCGGCCTCGAGCTCGTCCTCGAGAGCCGCAACTTCCAACGCCCCACCGACGACATCCTCGACGCCAGCGAAAAAATGCTCCTCGACCTCCGCCTCGAGACCAAGCAATCCGGCCTCGTTCATTGTGCCGACGCCGTCGACGCCGCCGCCACCCGCATCGAACTCGCCCACAAAAAACGCGGCAAACCCATCGGCATCGCCACCGGTTTCAGCGACCTCGACCGCATGACCGGCGGCCTCAAGGCGGGCCAGCTCATCATCATCGCCGCCCGCCCCAGCATGGGCAAATCCGCCTTCGCCACGAATATCGCCGAGCACGCCTGCCTCACCGACAAAGTCCCCACCGCCCTCTTCAGCCTAGAAATGACCGGCGAAGAATTAATGGAACGCGTCCTCTGCACCCAATCCGGCGTCAAACTCCAACGCGTCCGCGACGGCTTTATGTCAAAGGACGAAATGGCCAAGCTCGGCCGCAAAGTAGGCGAGATCGTCGACGCCCCCCTGTATCTCGACGAGACCCCCGCCTTAAGCATCGCCGCCTTCCGCGCCCGAGCCAGACGCGCCGTAGCGAAACACGGCGTCAAACTCCTCATCATCGACTACCTCCAGTTGATGAAAGGCAGCACCAAACGCGCCGCCCAAGACCGCCGCCTAGAGATCGACGAAATCAGCTCCGGCCTCAAAGCCACGGCAAAGGAACTAGGCGTCCCCGTCATCGCATTGAGCCAACTCAACCGCGACGCCGAAGAAAGAGCCGAACCCAAGCTCAGCCACCTCCGCGAATCCGGGTCCATCGAACAAGACGCCGACGTCGTTGCACTGCTCCACCGCCCCGAACGAGTAAGTCATAAAGAAGAAGACAAAGGCAAAGCCGTCCTAATCCTAGCGAAGCAAAGAAACGGCCCCGTCGGCCGCATCGAAATGCACTTCGACGCCGAAATCACCCAATTCCGCAGCAGCACCGAGAAGCTCTACTCGAACAACAAAGCCGAACGCCAAACCTACCAACCCAAAAACTTCAACGACCCCGACGGGAACTAACCACCATGAAAACCACCAAGAAGAAACCCAAAGTCAAACGCAAGGCCAAGCGGCCTGTT